CTCCCATAACAACAGTTCTGACTGGTCCCCCTGCGGGTAAAAGTTCTTTAAAAGCCGTTGCTTGAAACTGTGTGGCACTTTCAGCTAACAAAGGATGTGTGACACCACTCGCACCTTGGAAAGGTCTAGTTCTCTCTTCGTATTTGAATCCTAATAAATCTAAACCTTTGATATATCCGTCTTCCCAATCTTTTCGAGAAGAACGATCATTTTCTAATTCAGAAAGTAATTCATCACTTAAGCGATCTAATTCGCTTTCATCCATGACTTCAGCTAAGTTTGAATAAAACTCAACTTCTTCAGGAATATCGGACATAGGATCAAAGTCAAGAGTTGCACCTCCATCTTCGCTCATTTCAATTTCTAATCCTTCAGGAGTCGGAACTCGTTGACCGTCGATCACGACTTCTGTTTCGGATTTAAGAATCTCTAGTTCAGGAGCTCCTGTTTGATAGAGTCCTTTATCAATATTATCTGCCATAATTTAATTTATATCACCTAATCGACCATTTACAACATGTCTATTTTTGGTATCGATATAGGTCCTCCTCTTCTTTTCTTCGTCACTGGTTTCGTAACAAAACTAGGAGTTTGTACGTTAGAGTATTCACTATTCAAATCAGGAAGATTGGATAAAAAGTTATTCAAAGCATCTGCGCTATCGGAAGCGATATATCCCTTAAAATTACCTGAATCCCAATATTGGGCCACATTATTAAAATGTTTCATTAATATCTTTTCAAAATCTTCTGAAGTAACCTGTCTTCGGTCCATTCCTTCTAAAGTTTCTTTTTGTTTTTTCGTTAAATCTTTTTGATCATAGTATTGTAGTTTAAATTGATTTTTCTTATCTTCATTTGCTTTCCATACAGGATCGTCATAAGAGGTAAAAAACTTCTCTTCAAATAAGGCAATTCCTTCTGGTTTTAATTTTTCACTAATTAGTTTTACTTTATTGTTTCTTCCTTTATCAATGAACTGAAAAGTCATTTTTTCCGTAATTGCATCCAAAGAATTGTCTTCAATTAAATTAGCATCAAAGAAGTCTGTTGAGATTGGTTGTTTCTTTTCGTCTTTAACATCAAACGCATAATTTCCAAATTTAGATTTATCTGTCGTGAACGCTTCTCGAATGTAATAGGAGTTGGGCATCTTTTGTTGATTAAATATTTTTTCAGCAACGACATTTGGATCGACAATAAACCCAGTCACATCTGGTCTTACTTCTGCAATCGTATTGATAAATCCTCCTTCCGTTCCACCAATATCTAAGACATTGGCATTTTGAGGAAGAGACTTAATGAGAGCATCAGCGGTCGCGACTTGCGCTTCTTTGAAAGTAGGAATACTGGTAAAGATATGATTTTCAAAATTACCACTTCGCTTTTCTTCAAAGATATCAAAAGTTTGTCCTAACTCGGATAGATTTAAAATAGGTTCGTATCTTGATTTAGGAGTTCCAATTTCTCCCAACATGGTTCGAGTGAAAAAATCACTGCTTTGTTCTAGAGGTGCAATTTCAAAACCTTCTTCGGTTTTTAATACATATTCTCCCTGATCGCTTTGAGGTCCTCGGTCGACATCTCTGGCTTTGGATTCTTCACTTTGCGCTTTGAGGGCTTCAATGGTTGTTTGGCCTTCTTCTTGGCGTGTTCCAGTAGTTTCTTCATTTGTTAATGTTATATCATCTTTTTGAAAAATTTCTCCTACTTTCTGACCATCACCTTGATATCCAAAAATCTTAAATTTTGTTAATCCACCGTTTTCATTTTGAGCAAAACCAAGTTCTTCTAATTTTTTACCAGCATTTAATACAGATTGACCGTGTCTATAGTATCCTTTTGTATAATCAACATATTCATCTGATCCTTTATTGGTTAATTGAACCTGAACAGGAATAGGTACATCAGGATCTAAGCTTTCGAAATACTTTGCTCGATGCCTTCCTTCATGACCAGTAACACTAAAATAACCACCTTCATTTTCATTCATCAGTAGTTTGGGAATAGATATTCCAACGTTTGTATTTTTGTATAGTTCAAAAGACGCTTCGTTATAGCCATCTTCTTTTTTCTTCGCTAAGTTTAAATAATCTCCTGGTTTAATATAAATAATAACGCTTTTAGCTAGATTCATTTTATCGCCAGGAAATCCTGCTGTGGTCCAAAAAGTATTTCCTTGTGGAGCTTCCATAATGTAGTCGCCATCTTTTTTGTCTTGTGCTCTGTAATCTACGTTAGGATCTCCTTTAGCCATTTTTAAAACTTCTTGAAATCTTTCGTCCTTAAATAAATCCTCAGGATTTTTAGCTGTCATGATCATATCTTCTAATTTAACAGCATCAGCTGCTGTAAAACCTACGTCTTCTACTTTTGTTTTCTCCTCTGGAACATCGGGCGTGATCAACGGTTCAGGAACCGTGGTTGTTGGTGGTGTGGATAAAATTTGATCAATGGAAATTTCCGAAGGAAGAGTAACTCTTCGATTTAATTCTTCGTTAAATTTTCTCTCTGCTTCGATCTGTGCTTCATCAGGCGCTAATACTTTTCCTGAAGGAGTATCTCTTAAAGCGCTCACCGCAGGTGACGCAGCAAAATTTATAAGAGTATCGTATACATCATCGAGAGATATATTACCTAGCTTTAATTGATTTGTAATTTCATTAGCTTGTTGAGATCCCACAGCACCCACGAGCAACGATCCGAGAATCTTGGGATTCTGTAAAGCCTTCATGGCGATCGGTCTTGCTACATTGAGTAGTGATAACATTAATCTCCTTCCACGATCAACGGGCCGCGGGTCATGGCGTCCTTATCGTCATCAATAATTAGTTTGGTGTCATGAGTTATACCATTCTTGTCATAATTCTCTAGAACTTTGATCAATTCATCCTTGGACATGTTTTCCAAAGGTGTATCACTTTGAACTTTGTTATCGTAAAATCCAGCGACTTTTCCTCTGTTCACCTCAGCAGCCACGGCCGCCGAAAAATGCTTATGTTCTCGTGCTTCTTCTCGAATCTGTTTTAAGGAAGCTAAATGAGATGCAGTGGACACACCATACATTTGATGCAAATCCTGTTTCATCTCATGAATGGCCTCCACGACAAAAGGATTGAGGTGAGGGTTTAGTAAATCAGTAGCAGTTTGACGTGCTCGATTTTGAGAATAGCCCGCGCGTCGCGCAGCTTCGGCAGCGGAGCATTCTCCTAATAAAACTTTGTGAACGTATTCATAAACAAAAATCATTTGCTTAGGTGTTAGTTTTTGTTTCAGTCTTCGATCTTCAGGATTAATTAATTTTTTAGTAGTACTCATATTTTCGTTTTCCTATAGGTTCTTCTTCTTCGTCATCATACAAACGAACAAAACTACCTTGCCTGTATCTTAACAAAGCTAGGGTTGTTGCGTCAACTAAATCGTCATGTTCTCCATAAGGGAACGATGCGATCTCTTCTTGGACTTCTTCAGCCCAATCAGTATCTGGTCGCCAAACGTGACCAGCTTCAAATATGGGAGAGACAGTATTTAAGCGAACATGTTTATCTTGACCTCGGTTCGGAGAGAAAGCTGTCGCGTAGACACCAAATCGCCGAAGCTCTTGTATCAAGGGTGTCCCTGAGGCCTTGGCTTCAATAATCACACTATCTGGGTTATAAGCCTTAAGTTCTTCTTTCGCGACTTGTTTCAGCTCAGGAAAGTCCCATCGACCTTTTCGACAATGTAATAAAATTAAATGAGTTTCTTTTCCTTCATCAGGGCGAAACACACCCCACGTTGTAATAGCAGAGTAGTCAGCAGACTCTTTTTTGGAAAAAGCAGTATCATAACTTTGAATAATGTAATCACAAAGTGGTGGTTCACTCTTCTCCCATATATTCCACCATTCGCGTTTCACGATACTCGTACCGTCGTGCGTTGGATTCTGTTGCCACTGGGCATTCCATTTACTTGGAACAAGAGAAGCTTTTACTTTATCGAGTTCATTGAGCTTCCAATACTGTGGCCAAATCGGTGTACGCTTTTCTTCGTCATCGTCGTCTAAAATTGCCGGGAATTCTATGATCTCCCACTTATCTGCTTTCAGATCACCCATCTTTTTGATCAATTGACCAGTGAGATCCTTGTCAGACCATCGAGTCATTACGATAACAATACTTCCCCCTGGTTGCATACGCTGTCGAGGACCAGAAGTATACCATTCGTAAGCATTATCCATGGCTGTTTCCGACAAAGCATCTTGTTCCGAGTGAGGATCGTCGATAATTAATAAATCAGCACCACGACCTGTGATTGCACCACCCACACCTGCCGCGTAATACTCACCTCCAAGGTTAGTTTCCCATCTTCCCGCCGCTTGGTTATCCGTTCTGAGTGTTACATCAGGGAATATCCCTTTGTATTCTTTGGTATTCATCAAGTTTCTTACTTTTCGACCAAATCTTATAGCCAATTCACCTGTGTGAGTTGCTTGAATGATTTTTAATCTTGGATTTTGCCCCATCATCCATGCCGGGAATAAAAATGAGGCGAACTCACTTTTTGTGTGACGTGGGGGCATGTTCACAATTAATCTTTGGTTCTTCCCAGTCAGAAATTTCTGGAATTGTTCTGCAATCTTGATGTGATGTTGACCTTCAACGAACTCTGGCCAGACTGCTTTGACAAATCTCATGAAATTACCACGCGCATGTTCTTGTTCAATGCGCTTTCGAAGTAAGACCATCGCCTTTAATTGGTTCGCATCAAGCTTTGAATAATCTATATGCATTTTTTGCTCCTATAGTGTGGATATGTTGCCAGGGCTAGGTCTCGCCTCCCCGGTCCGGGGCGCTTTTTTTGGGGGTGGGGTCGCGCGTTTCGTGGACCTCGGACCGTTGGCTCTAAGTACCTAGGGTCGATTGTTGCATAATCTATATTATGAGGCCCCCCAACGCTATATTTATCAACGTTTTTCGCGTTTCGTGGATTATATGTTCTATATTTAGTGGTATTCATTCAATATTTCGCTGATCGTGGACCATGGTTGGCCCACTTGGACCGTGCAAAGTGGTGCAAACTCGCCATTTTCTGCCAGAAAGTCGATATCCGTGGACCTATACAGAAAAATCCTTCTCTCTTTGAGAGAGCGTTGCAAGATAAATAATCCGTTCATGATCTGTTTGTATTTATGATGAAAAGCTTTTTGATGTGGTCTAAGACTCTGTAACAATCTGGAACGCTCACACGCCTTACATTCAACGAACAAACTACGTCCATGTTTATTAAACAAAATCAAATCTGGAAATCCATTAATCGTAGATGTTTCAATACGAATTGGATGAAATTCAGATAGTTTATCTTTAACCATTTTATATAAATTCTTTTCAGCGCTCATTAAAATTAGACCGTTACATATTAACCATTATTTTACAAATTGGTACTAGAGAATTTTCAGCAACTTCTTTTTAAAATAATAAATTTGGAAAAAGTCTCCAATTGCCTAGAGGGTAAAAAAGTCAGTAAAATCAATGACCCACTATCACACTAGTCACACTTCTCAAAATGAGTAGTGTGATGGGTAAAACCCACCTAAATAAGGTTAAATTGATCAAGATCACACTATCACACTTCTTTTTAAATTTTTTTTATTTTTATTTTTTATTTTTTCAAAAAACCTCTAGTACTGTGATTGTGTGTCAACGATCCACGATGCGCGTTCCAATATCCGTTCGTATTCTGTTCACGTTTC